CCAATTATCAAAAACTCGCTCCCCAATGCCAACCAAAAAAAATAGCCCCCAAAAGTCACAATAGAGGCGATAAACTAGTCCGCAATTTTGTCAAACTTTGCTTTCTGTATGCTTTTCACGAGGGCTATCTGGATTAATTCCATGCTCCAATTGGTCTTGCAATTCAACATTCTCAGCTTGAGCATCCCTCTCAACTGCAATTAATCCATAGCAAATGGAACATTTTATACATCTTGATTGCAAACCATATTTCAATAATAACGCACCAAATGCGAATATCATAGTTCCGAGCGACAGGAAGAACACAGCGTTAAAGGTTGAGTTGTCCATGCCCTTTACGGTCGGGCGGTCGTTTTTATCCGGTGATGTTTATGTAATTCTTCTAAGCGTTTAATGTTCATATAACCCGAATAACACCCAAATGTGAATAAATCAAATACTAAAGCTTTAAATGAAAACTTATCTTTTAAAAAAGAATACATTATTATATCAACTTTTTTTAAATATTTATTTTATTAATACATTTTAATTATTTGTAAATTTACCGCATTCCAGTAAAATGTGACTGATTGACTTTGAAGTAACGATAGAGTGGTTGCATTATTATATGTGATAACAGAGGTATCAGTTGTTTGATTAGTAATAGTAAATGATATTCCCGCTGGATATGCAGTTAATCCCGTATTTGAAATTGTAATTGAAGCAACTCCAAAATAGTTTAACACCCAATTATAGAACATATTAGCTGGTGTTGGTATAATAGTGTTTGACGCAGTAGTTAATAATATAACCTTTGCACCACTATAAGTAGATTGAACAGATGCACCTACAAATGTAAATGGTTGGTTATATACTGGATTAACCCCATCATTAAGTATAATACCTTGTTGTGATACTATAAAACTATCATTATTAACTATCGAAATAGTGTTTGAACATGTTGCAAAATAATATATATCTTCAGTTCCTGCAAATGCTCCAACCTGTGATGTTTCAGAATTTTCTAATAATACGGCTGTATGTGCATACCTTGAAGGAATACCTGTATATCCATTTAGTGGTATGTATGCAATATATGGCGTATTAGCAACCGGTGCAAAACCATTTGGGAATATATAGGCTCTTCTTGAATTAAAATAATTTGGTGAAGTTGGTGGCAGTGTATAAATTGTTATAAATGGTAATGAAGTTGTATTAAGTGACATAAAGCAGAAATATAAACATTGTAGTTCGCTAACTTTTGTTGTTGCTGTTGGTGGTGCACTTATCCAATCAATATTCCACCCATATACATAATTTTGATAAAACCAACCATCATAACCCGAAGCAATTGCTGAAGCAGATGATATTTGTGGTGGATATGCATTAGAATATACGGTTGCAGAATATGGAATAATTAAAGCTGGATTAATTACAACTGGTGTCACTGGTGGTGGTGGTAAATCACTCCAACGCATCAATGTATTATCTCCCCCAGATGTTAATACTTGTCCATCATTTCCCGATCCACCATTTATATAAATAGTTTTATAGTGATATTTCAAATCTGTATTATTTGGCACATCAACAAATTCAACAAATTCTTTTCCTAAAAGGGCATATTTTGTTTTTGCTAAATCTGTAAGACCAATTCCAGCATCTCCGGTGACATCTCCACCCATGAAGTAATTAGCATCTTTAGCGGTATCTATAATATTTATTGACTTAGTTGTTGAAGTATTACTATCTACACTATCAGATATTACAATTCCTGTTGTTGATACATTATTTACATCTAAAACTTGCTGTAATGTTGGCGTTTCACCCGATGGTGTTACCCATAATAAACCACTTCCTGTTGATATTAATTGTTGGCCAGTTGTTCCATTTGATGCTACACTATCTACAATTAAAGTAGCTTGAAGTTGTGGTGTTGATACATATCCACCAACCATTGTAGATACATTTTTACCATCATTGACTAAAACATGTGTATTAGTTTCAACGCTTGCGATAGTGAGTAATGTAGGTGTTATAGTTGCAGTAGTTGCTCCAGAATTTAATGTAAGTTGATTATTATTAATATATACAGCATTTGTAAATCCAGTATCTGCAACGGATAAAAACGAACCACCAGTTAATGAAAGTGAATAAAGACCATTATATTGAACTTGTGCTTGCATTGTTGTAGCTTCATATACATTTGACCCACTCCCATCTGCAAATACCATATATCCACTTTGTGCGTTTGTTGTTGGTATTGGTAGTATCGAACCAGATGCTCCAGTTGCTCCAACACCCCCAGTATCACCTTTAGCTCCAGTTGCTCCAACATCCCCAGTATCACCTTTAGCTCCAGTTGCTCCAACATCCCCAGTTGCTCCCATTGCCCCAGTTGCACCCATTACTCCAGTTGCTCCCATTGCCCCAGTATCACCTTTAGCTCCAGTTGCTCCAACATCCCCAGTTGCTCCCATTGCCCCAGTTGCACCCATTACTCCAGTTGCTCCCATTGCCCCAGTTGCTCCCATTGCCCCAGTTTCTCCCATTGCCCCTGTCGCTCCAGTCGCTCCAGTTGCACCCGTGTCTCCTCCACTGCCTCCAGGGATACCTTGTGCTCCAGTTGCTCCGACTGCTCCAGTATCTCCTTGTGCTCCGGTGTAACCCATCGCTCCAGTTGCTCCTTGTATTCCTTGTTGTCCCCTCTCACCGGTTGCTCCACCCGCTCCATTCTGATGACTTCCATCAGGAAAAGTAATACCACCATGAGCGAGGGTAAGAGAATTGACAGTGAAAGGCACACCATTACTGGTATCAAAGCTGTAAGCACCATTAAGTAAAGTACTTCTTAAAGACATATTTAATTAATTATTTTTAAGAATAATTTAAATGTTATTATATATATAGCTTTATAAAAAGTTTTTCAAAACAATTAAATAATACTCTCTCACAAAAATGTCAGCTCGTTCTATTTTAAATCCTCCATTGAATACTACATTATCCCCAAGTGGTAATTTAATTTTAAACAGTTTAGTTGCTAACACTATTAATGTGAATACTTTAGAGCCAGTTTATGGGACTTCTCTAATAACAATACCAGCCAGTCTAACGGTAGATGGGACTATATATGTGTCAAGTAACAACGCCAATTTGTCCGTGTATGGTGCTAACGGTAATGAAATCGGATTGCTTTCATCTCCATATGTAGAGGGAACTGCTACTGTAATATCATTACAAACTGAAAATACGACTGGTGATATAATTGATAGTATCACATGTAGTAGTTACAACAATGCGCTTGCTGTTCCACTCATTACTACTTTTAGTTACAGTGGGCTACAATCAATCGATATTGGGTATTCATTTTCAACAGGAACTATTGCGATAACACCACTACCAGACACAATTATTAATATCCAAACCATTACATGGCCTTCTACTGGTGTTTGGTTACTAAATATTAGCGGTTATTATACTGGAGGTGTTGCTAGTCAAGAAAACCAAATATCATTTAGCGGTTCTCCTACTGTAATGTATGGACTAAATCAACAAGCAGTATTAGGTAATATGAGCTTTATAGTTACTCAATTTTTCGTCTGCACTAATGTTGCATCACTTATTTACATTAATACTCTAACGGGTTCAACCACATCATCACCTATGCAATATGATGTATCATATGTTCGTGTAGCGTAAATTTGCTTCGCATAAAAACTTCGCAGAAAAACTTCGCCGAAAAACATCGCATATAATAATAACAAAAAAAAAGTTTATTTTTTCGCTTACATTCCGATAGACATATTAGGGTCTAAATTATCCAACACATCGCTCTTATGTTCTTTATATAGGTTAAATGAGGTAGCGGGTATAACAATATTATTTTTATTTTGAGTTTTACCGATATTAAACACACTTGCAACATCAGCAGACGACCGAATGTTAAAAATATTAGGGTCAGTTGTAGCCGTCATTGTTCCTCGTTGTAATGAAGTCATCGGATTAAGTGTTATTACCTCTTTTGAGTTTTTGCCTACTAATTGACTAATCAGTCCAGATTGTGAATGACCCAATGTTGAAACATTTTGAGAGCCATATTTTTTTTCTGTTTTATTTTGCAAATCTTGAGCTTGTTTAAATCGTTGCGTTTGTTTATATCCAACTTCGCCATATAAACCATATATTAAATTATTTCCCCAATCACTCAAACCTTGAGAACCCATATGTGTAATTGTTGCAGACACTGCGTAGTCATCGCCCGACTGCCCGACCGGAAAGGGCTTGTAATAAACTTTTGCATACGGACGACTTAACTCTGTATCTAACCGCCACCCATTAATTTCAGAGGGCGGAATTTGAGCATAACTTGCTTTAATAAAATCTTTAATTTCATGAACTTTGAGAGAGCCACCGTTCCCAACATGCGATGCCCTCTGCAATGGGCAGGGGCTGTTAATTTCTCGTCGTTGCCCTGCTCCCTAGTATCCAGTTAATCCAGCACCATGACCAGTTGTATATCTTCGAACTAATCTTTTACCAATTGCGGAATAAATGCTAACCATTTTACCACTATCGGGATTTAATACTTTCAACACTCCCGGCATTGCCATATTCTGGTTCATCTGAACATGACTAAAATCATAGGTCTTACGAGGTGCTGGCACATATCCTTGCTGACGGCGGTCGTCATAAAATTTAAAAACTTCGGGATAAGCTTGAGCAAAAGCATTTATTTTAGCATCTTTTCCGGCTTTGCTCAACCTCATAGCTTGGGCATAATGTGCTACAATTGCCCTTCTGTCTGCCTCTTTATAATCCTTTAAATGAGGATTAGATTGGCGACCACTTGCACCCTGATTATACAAATATTCTCGTTCCAAATAAATAGGGAGCGTATCTTCATCGTATTTATCTCTGTAGCGACCTAATTGAGCTTCATCACGAGCCATTATCTGACCAAATTTCGATGCACGGAAAGCCTCAATATCTTTTTTAGTATTAACTGTGTGCAAAATCTGTTGTTCAGCGTTTTCTAAGTCAAGCATGTTCCTAAGAGCTTCCGCTCTATTGCGGATAGGTTTAGCACCGCCAACGAGTAGTCCTCCAAGCCCTGAGGCGGAAATTCCACCATATCCATACATTTTGTGTGTGTTTGTTTTAATTAATTTTTGGTAAAGTATCACTTTGTGAAATTTAAAAGCTTTATATATAATAACAAAAAAAGAAAATTTAAATTTAATTAAATAATTGAATCAATTTATAGTTCTTTGAAATTTGATAGCGAGAGATGCAATCCTAGTACATACCTTGTCTAATAGCATTTCTCATACTACCTCGGTGATATTTAGCACCACCCAACGCTTTATTGATACCCTGAGCACCCATAATCATAGGTGCTAATTCAGGGTTCATTGCAGATAAAGCGGGGGCAACTGCGGAAAATACATGTTGAGCCTGTCGTAAATTGGAAGGACTAAATGCTGACTTAATTTTATTCCAGATGGAAGAGCCACCAGAGTAGCCATTGCCTGCACTTTCTTCTCTGATTTGTGCCTCCGTTAAGAATGGAAGTTGAGAAGCATTAGCCAAATCAGCTTGAGTAACATTACCAGCAACGGTATTAACACTACCAGAAGGCACAATTTCAACATAACCGTCAGTGAGTGCGATAACTTGAATCTGAATGTTGCCATAAGCTGATGCGGTGTTGTTTAAAAACTGTAGCTGTGCCATGAAAGTAGTTTGATAACTCATACCAGAAGTTAAGTTAGAAGGTAATTGTAAATCTTTAGCAACACTAATAATCATAGGGCAACCGCCAAATGTTCCCTTCAATCCTGTGCTGTCAGAAATATTTGAGCCAACAAATCTTTCAAAGTTGGCCAACGCACCGTTTCGTTTAGCAACTTCATACAATTGATACTGAGATGCACCCCCGAAAATGCCAGTTCGTTGTCCAAAATTAATATTTAAAGTATTAATAGGAAAGAAGAAATCGGGGAGTGAAGTAGTGCCAGTAAGGTCAGAAATTGAAGGAATAGCATAAATTAAGAAATATGAAGGAATGATTGAGTATTGAACTGAATTAGTTGATACATTAAAGAGAGTTCCAGCAGTAACAGTAGGAGAATAAACCGTTGTGTTACTTTGGATTTGCGTCCAGTTATAAACACTTGGTCTCGTCATCAAACTAATACTATCTTCAGCGGGTGCAACAAATGAGCATTGTAGAGATTGAGAGTTAAATGCCCCAGCAACTGAGGTAACAGTTGAGCCTGAAGGAATAGCATATGAAAGCATTCGTTGAAGATAAGCGAAACTAAAGTTAAATATTAGCGTATCTAATCCAAATATGGATTTTCCACCCCCTGAGTAATCAAAAGGCGAACACATTAGAGGTTCAAACACTTGGAATGTTACTGCGAGTGATGTAGAATTTACACCGCCATTGTTAGGAACAACTGAAATAAGTTGAGCAGTTCTTGAACTATTAACATCATCACCCTGAACAACATCAAACGAATTAGCAAATGGAGACCCAACCCAGCCAACAATATCAGCATAAGAAGTGCAAACATCTGGAACATTAGCAGTTCCACCCTGATACACCGCTTGACCTTTAGAAGGATTATTTAAATTGATTAATCCACTTGCATACTGAAATGGTTGAATATTAACATTGCCCGTTCCTAACTGAATTGAGCAGTTAGTCATGCATTGGTGAAGAGGAAATGCTCTCAAACTTAGACATTGTTCAGTTAGAAAGTTTTGCATATTAGTTCCCGTAAGTGTAATTGTGACATTAGCATTGAAGATGATGGTGCGTGAAATACCCTGTGAGCTTGAAGGGGTGTTAATCGTGATAACTGGATTAAGCGACACATTAGCGGGGACAAATGTCATATACTGAACAGCAGGAACACTCTCATACAACACATAAGTCGGAGGACGCATATCCACACGAGCATCTACAGCTTTAGCGAAAGAATACATCGTTCCGTGCGTCGGTTTTTTAAAAAATATTTTTTTTGGTAAAGCTTTTTTAAAAAAGGTTCGTTATATATTAAACGAAAAAAAGAAAAGTAAATTTAAATTAATTAATTGTTCAAACGAAGTTATTTACCAGTGAATAAGCTCTTAACTTTCGGGGCTAACTTTCTGTTCATTATATCTTCTTCAAAACCAGAATTTTCAACTATTTCGTTCTTAATAAAAGCTAACTTAATTGACATATTCCTTACCCCTATAGATTGTAACGGTGACACTACTCCCGCCAGATTTACCCAATTAATTTGAATACCAAACTGCGTAACTGGATTATGCCCCGTTAGTTTAATTGGTCTGCTATTTATAACACTTGTAGGAGTATATATAATAGGTTGTTGAAATGAGCCTGACCCGCCCGCTGAATAATCAACACTAAAATCTGTTAGAATCAAACTAGTTAAATTGTTATTAGCTACCCCATTTAGTGCTAATGGCAAACTTGTTAGTTCAGCTGTTTGAAATGGTAAAGATGCTAAAACTTGTAAGCTACTTAACGCAACAAATGCAAACGGAGCGGGGAAGTCTTGCACCATTCTTAATAATTTTGTTGATGGTGTAGCGGGATATTGTGTTGGTGGTGATGCTACTGGAAGCCAATTGTTACTTTGATTTTGTATAATTAATTGACAATCATGACCATTTGAGGTATTAACATTATTTGTTTGTCTTATAAATGACCAGCCAGTTAAAAATGGTTGAAACTCATTATTAAAATATAAAAATACTACATTTTGAGTTATTGAACTGTCATATTGTGTCATTGGATAACAATTTATACTAAATATTTCGCTTACTGTATCCCATTCATAAAAAGGAGGTGAAGCATATAAAGCTGGAACTAATACTAATAACTCAGCATAAGCAGTAGCTATAGCGGTATTTAACATGTTACAAATTGTAAAGTAACTATATACATTACCCCATCCAAAGCTTGCACCACTTGGCTGAGCTGTCAATGGTAATGGTGGTATTGGTATTGTTAAATCATCTTGTCTGATTCTTAAATATGTTTGTGAAGATGAAAACGCTCCATAAGTAAGCGAAAGTGAGTAAATAGTATTATATCCGTCATTCAAACCCGCTGTTGTGTTCAAAATTGGTTGCCAAAGTGGAATCGAGAAACTAGTACTTAGCACTAACTTAGCCACACTAACATAGTAGTTTTCAGGGTCTTCTAATATAGGTTGTGAACGATTTACGAATGTCCCTACATTGTTTAGCCCTGCTGTCGTTGTCGATAAATTAACATCTAAGTAGATAATTTCTGACATTTTATTTAATTTATTTTCAATTTATTTTAAACTGTTATATATATTATATACATATTTTATTTACTTGAAAATAATTAATTATTTTAAATGCTAAAGTTAGTGCCACTTAATACTCGTGCCAAAGACGGGCGAACAGTTGGAGCGGTTGAAGATAAAAGTGGAAACGCTGAAGGATTACTTAGAGTCTATGATAAATCTACAGAAGGAGGTGTGCCTCTAATTGAGTTACCTGATGGTTTAACATTTGCACCAACACCTGAAACTAGAGCTAGAGAAGTCGATTGTATTTATGTTACTGGTGGTAGTGGAGCAGGTAAAAGTACATGGTGTGCATTATATACTAAACATTTTATTAATGCGTTTAAATCTAAGCCTGAAGATATAATTATTATAACAAATGACAGTATCGAAGACCCCGCTTACACATTCCCACATAAACACATCACTATAGATGACGAAATGATAGCTAATCCAATTACACTTGAGGAATTAACATCACCAACTGGTCATTCGTTAGTTATATTTGATGATATTGAAGGTGTTAGAGCTGGAAAATTATTAAAAGCCGTAGAAGCATTAACAACATCAGTTTTAACGATGGGGCGTAAGCATGGTATTAATTGCATATTTATTAGTCATCGTTCAGCATCTGGAAATTTTACAAAAAATATTTTAAATGAGTTAAATAGCGTTGTATGGTTTCCACAACTTAGTACGAGTAGAAACTTAACATATATGCTTACTAAACATTTGGGAATGCCCGAAGGGTTGCGTGAAGCCTTAAAAGATAAAGGATGGGGGCGGTGGATTCGACTAATGACGAAATCGCCACAGATTATACAATCCGAAAAAAGAAGTGCAATATATGACTATGATGAATGTGTCACAGCACTTAAAAAGAAATCGGTGATAGATAAGAAGCGTCACCAGATGGAAGCTAAAGATATGCTAGACACTGCATAGGGGTTCCACCCCTTTAACCCCGTTCAACCGAGCGATGCCTACGCAGTGGCGTTACAAAAAGCGAGAGAGGCACTCCGCGACTAATTCGTCAGGGGTTAGGTGTAATTCCGCACATTTTTTTTTAATTAATTGATTATATTCATTAGTGTCTAAATCATTAAATGTAGCTCGCATGACGCAGTGAAATCCGCATGTTTGTATTGGTTCTCCGTTGGGTGTTTTACAACTACTTTGATGTTTATATTCATTAAAATATATAGGTAAAGTAGTTTCATACAATGATTGCAAAAGTTGATGCTTATCTTCTCCTAATTCTTGTAATGTTTGAGCATTTATATTTTTAAACCATTTCTTACTATCTGGCTCGTTACCGTAACTATCATATACATGTATTCCCTGCTCACTTCCTTCACTTTTAAAAAATATACAAATCCAATGACCGTATTTTTCTGTTTGTCTTACTAAACATATTATAGTATTATTCGGCGAGTTGTGTAAAGTCTGCAATATATTACCTATTCCATTATATAAAACTACCGTAGAATTATCTGTAAGTTTTCTTATTTCAGTGTCCGACAGTGAATGATTGAGAGACATCGTATATATAATTAAATATTTTAATTTGAAAGAATAATATTTATTATATATATATACATAAAAGTTTAAAAAACAAAATGGAAAATAAAGGAACATATACTCCCGGTCGTAAGTTGTCGATTTATAAATGGCGAACGATGCACCATGACCAATTTAAAGAGTATCAAAACAAATGGGGTATTGCAAGGTATGCTAAAAATGTTGATAAGTATAGGACATATGCACGAGACAAATACCGCTATGATACAGAAGCAAAACGGTTACGCAATATACTCCTCAATTTATGCGTCTGACCGCCTGAATACAGAAAATAATTAATTAATTTTAAATTAGAAAAATAAATTTATAATAATATAGAAAAAGATTTTTTTAAATATATTTGAAAATTTAAAAAAATATTTTCAAAATAATGTCAGAAAAAATATATACTTTGACTTCACAAAATAAAAAATTATTGCGTGACTTCTTCAATACTTCATTCGGTTATCATGCTACATCCATCATCGAAATTCGAAAGATATTAAAGGCGAGGAGTAATAGAGGGACATATGAGCGACTAAGAATACAATATAATTTGACTATGACGCCAGAGTTAATAATGGAGCGAGCGATGCAAAGAAATATGGAGCATTTTAGAGAAACTGGACGACGCAGATATATAAATTCTCTTGATGAACTTCTTCAGCGTCTTCAAACAAATTCGATTCCATTCGCACAAATAAGTTTAGAAGAAGCGGGCGAATTTTATGAAATGAAAGACCTTGTTAAGCAATTACTAGCTAGTATTGGTAGAATGTTAGGTAATCAACAACTAGTATTAGAAATTGGCGGAGTAAATTATGTCTTAAACGACCAAACACGAAATCGATTACTCGAATTTATTAATAGTAATTTAGTCCAACAAATCAATACAGTGCAGAGCGATGCTGAAGTTTTCGTTGCTCTTAACCGAGCAAGATTCATTATAATTACTAAGTTTATACCAACTAATAAATACAAAAAGGGGAGTGGTGCATTCTTCAAATATACGAATAATACAGATTATGATTTTGAACGATATGGAATATTTAAGACTGTAGATGTTAAGAATTATGAACAAACATGTTTAATATATGCTCTACAAATGGGCGGATTAGAAAGTGAAAGTATTGATAAATTAAACTTTATGGTAAAGAATAGAAATATTCCCTTATGTGATATTCAAAAAATATGTGATAAAGTAAAAATCCAAATAAAAATACAAAAGATTGATAAAAGTAATCATAATAATCGATACATTTACGGTAAAGAGTTTGATAGAGTTTTCCATATAGGACTTATCGACGAACACTACTTTCTAATTGAAGAAACAAATTATACTTCGTTTTCTCTAATTCATTATTTCGAAATCAAAGAGTTAAAGGACTGTAACTATATCATCAAAAAACAAAATGATGTTTATAAACGAGATAAGACTCGAACGATTGATAGTTTTAGCTTAGTGAAACAACTATGGGAACTAAGAGCAACTCATTTGGAACTCATCACATTTGAAAATAGTAGTATCGCGTCAACTCAGTTTTATGATAAAATTTCAAATGATATAACGAATCTAAATTACGATGAAAGTACATGTGTTAAGCCTGTTGTGGAAGATACACCATTAGAACAAACGAAGAAGAAAAAGAAAGTATTCGATAATGTATATTTCGACTTTGAAACTTATACTGATAATGAAAAACATTATCCATATTTAGTTTGTTCTGTGGATAGTCGGGGTAAAGAGCGACACTATTACGGTTTAGATTGTGGCCTACAATTACTAAAATCATTAAGTTCTAATACTAGATTAATAGCACATAATGCTAATTATGACTATAGATTTATAATGAAATATTTAAGTGATATTAATGAATTGTCTCGGGGCAATCGACTAATTAGTTGTAATGCAAAATTCGGAAAGTATGATATACAAGTTAAAGACAGCTATCACTTAATAAGTATGCCTTTAAGGGACTTTCCAGAAGTATTTGGAATTGACGGACTCAAAGAAGTGATGCCGTATGAGTTATACAAAGCAGACACTATTGCAAAACGGTTTATAGATATATCATATGCTCTAGAGTTTGTGAAAGAAGAAGAAAAAGAACAATTTCTAGAAAATATTAAGAGATGGAATTTACAGCGTCTAGATACATATGACATTCTGGAGTATTCAAAAAAGTATTGTGAAATCGATTGCCATATCCTTAAACATGGTTATAAAACATTTCAATTGTGGATGTTGTCCTGTGTTAGTATTGATATTGATGATGTTTTGACAATTGCATCGTTAGCTCATAAGTATTTTATGAATCAGAATTGTTATGATGATGTATATTCGTTGGGTGGTATTCCTCAAATGTTTATTCAAAAATGCGTAGTAGGCGGGAGAACTATGGTAGCAGAAAATATAAAGAATCGAGTTGATAAAAAGATTCAAGACTTTGATGCCGTTTCACTATATCCTTCTGCGATGAAGCGAATGGACGGCTTCTTACAGGGCAAGCCAAAAGTAATTGAGAAATTAAACTATAGTGATGTTAAAACAAAAGATGGCTACTTTGTTGAAATCGTTATAAAAAGTGTCGGTATAAAGCGAAAGTTTTCACTAATGTCATTCAAGAATAATAACGGAGTTAGAGAATTTACAAATGATATGATAGGGAAAACAATGTTCTTAGACAAAATAATGCTCGAAGATTTAATAACTTTCCAAGATATTACATTTGATATAATTCGGGGATACTACTTCGATGACGGCTTCAACACTAATATTAAGAATGTCATTGAGTTTCTCTTTAATGAACGCCTCAAAAAGAAAAAAGAAGGGAACAAATGTGAGATGATTTATAAGCTTATTATGAACTCGGGTTATGGCAAAAGCATTATGAAAGCTATTGAAAGTGAAACCAGAATATTCGATAATATGTCTGAATTCAATGTGTATCTGTCAAGAAATTATAATTGGGTAAATTCTTATACTAATGTAGATGATTCCCACAAAATCAAAGTAAAAACAATTAAAACACTCAACGAACACTTTAATATCTGCCAAGTTGGCGTTAGCATTCTGTCAATGTCAAAACGAATTATGAACGAAGTAATGTGTTTAGCCGAAGACAACAAGATAAATATATATTACCAAGATACTGATAGCATGCATTTAGAAGAAAAAGACATTGAAAATCTAAGTGACAAATTTCAAGAGAAATACGAAAGAACTCTAATAGGAAAGTCGCTAGGACAATTCCACAGTGACTTTAACTTCAAGGGATGTAAGAACATTTACGCTTCCCGTTCAATATTCTTAGGCAAAAAGTGCTATATTGACGAACTAAAAGGTGAAGACGAAATAACTGGTGAAACAAAAACAGATTATCACATAAGAATGAAAGGAATACCAAATGCATGTGTTCTATATACTAGTAAAAAGAACGGCTATAAGACTCCCTTTGATATGTACGAAGACTTATTCAAAGGTAAAATGATATCATTTGACTTAACAAATGATGGTAGCAAATGCAACTTTAAGTTCAATAAAAACTATTCTGTCAATACTTTATCAATATTTAATCGTAAGATATCGTTCAAATAAATGATGGAAGTCACTTCCAGAAATATTTTTTTCGGAAGTCATTTCCCGATTTTTTATCATCCGGAAGTCATTTCCCGATTATTTTTGTCACGGAAATGACTTCCGGTTTTTTTTTTTTCTCGGAAATCGTTTAAAATTTTTTTGTGACTAAAGTTATAATATAGTTTGAAGAAAATAAAAAAATTAAGTGAAAAAAACTTAGTGGAAAAAATAAAAAAAATAAAAAAGTTTGACAAAATTGCGGACTAGTTTATCGCCTCTATTGTGACTTTTGGGGGCTATTTTTTTTGGTTGGCATTGGGGAGCGAGTTTTTGATAATTGG